AGTGCAGAGAGTGAATCTCCAGTATCATATTCAGGGAGTTTTTCTTCAACTGGTAGTGTAACTATTGGTACTAATTCATAATTTTTAATTTACAAATTTTAATTGTAGATTTACTTAATGAATAGTAAAAGAGGTTACGTAGAGGTAGAGATTGGAGGGAAATTAAGAACCCTCCACTTCTCTATGAATTTTTGGTGTCACTTTACTGACACATTAAACATAGGTCTAAATGATTTAGATAAATTTTTTACTGAAGGAATAAACATTTCTACAATAAGGTCTTTAATATATTCAGGTTTGATTGCTTATGACCAAGAAGAAAGAAACAATATTGATTATACTATTTATGATGTTGGCTCTTGGCTTGAAGATTTTGATTCAGAGCAACTTACCAAAGTTATGAATACACTTTCACAATCTAGAATACTAGGTAATGACCTTAATATGGGCATTGAAAGAAATAAAAAGAATCAAAAAAAAAAGTAGATAATGATGGCTGGGAGTTAATCCTAGACTTTTATATTGGTCAATGTGGTATCAATCCTGATACTTTTTGGAAAAACACTTTAAATGAGAATGTAAGACTTTCTGAATCATTCCAAATAAAACAAAATTTAGAATGGGAGAGATTAAGATATGTAGCTACAATGATGATTAATTTAAAAGCTACTAAATCATCACAAAGAATACAACCTAGTAAATTATTTAAACTACCACAAGATAAAATCAAAGAATTACCTAAGGCAAAACCATTATCTAAAGAGAAATTAGATTCATTAATAGATAAATGGAATAGTATTAAAGAATGGAAAAAAACGTAAGTTCTAAAATATTTATATTTGTTCTTAAATATTTCTTATGAATCAAGAACAATTACACTATCGAGTTACTGGTGATGCCAAAGGATTTAAGGGTGCAATAAATCAATCACAAAAATCTCTTACTGGTTTTCAATCACAAATTAAAAGTGCTACTTCTACTTTAAAACTACTTTTTGTTGGTGCTTTAGCTGGTGCTGGAGTACAAGGTTTGAGAACTGCTAAACAATTTGATAAGTCAATGACACAGATAAAGTCATTGGTAGGTATTGCTGGAGATGAAGTAGATAAAA